CATTCGACCATCAGTGGACTGGCTTCTTTTGGCCACAAGGACGACGCATTTATGTATCTGTGCCGGTAAGTGGTAGTGGTTGTAAGTTTCTAGTTTACAGCATTGATACGAAGGGTTGGACGGTATTCCAACTTTTTGACGACAGTCATGCTTTAGCTAGTTGTGTGTTTCAAGAATTGCCATTTTACGGTTCTTCTTTAGGAATCGTATGGAAAGGCGAAACTGGTCAAGCTGATGCCATTACCTCTACCACAAGTCAAAGCATTGCTTTTGCTGGCAGGTCTGCTTTTAGCTTCTACAATTCCCGTGGCAATTACAAAGCATTTAAGGACATCCGTCCGTTAATGCGGACCAAACGTGGCATCACTTTGTCTTTGGGACTTGATACTGACTTTAAGCGAGCCCAAACAATTACAAGCGTAGTTACACCGAGCGGTACGTTTACTCCGTGGGGTAGCACTGGTGGATCGCCTACCTATACGCCTTGGGGTAGTACTTGGTCAGCAGATGTAGAATATGTATTTGACCGATTTGCTGTTAAAGGCCAAGGGCATTGTGCAGCGGTTCGTTTTGGCGGGTCCATTAAAAACTCAACTTTGCAAATACTAGGCTTTGAAATACGATTCGATATGGGTGGGCAGGTATAGTTATGGCACAAAAGAAAACGACCAAAGGCGCATTGACTAAGGATCCTAGTGTTAAAACGCCAGCACCCTTTGATGCTGCTCGTGCCAGTACTCGTGTCAGATATCTTGAGCGTGTACGACCTAACGATCCAGAAATTAAAAGATTGAAAGGACAAATTAAAAAGTCTGGGTATGTAGCTAAGAGTGTTGAAACACCTCCACCTCCACCATCTCAAGAAGAACGAGTAGCGCAAGCTGGCGGTGACGTATTCGAGCAAATGTCTGGTTACGCAAAACAGTTTGATCCTCGTACTTTCCAGTCTCAATATGAGCCTGTGTATTCGCAAGAGATGGAACGAGCTAGACAGAATGTGTTGGGACAGTTTGAGCGTCGCAACGTGGAAGAGTTTGGTAGACAGACTCAAGAACTAGAGCGGTCAATTGCTGAGCGTGGATTAGACCCAGCTGGAGAAGCTGCTAGGGCTCTTAGAAAACAAGTGACTGAACGGCAGGACCTCGCTCGGCAAGAGGCTTTGAGTGCGGCTGAGAACGCAGCACAGGGTGTACAACAGCAGATGTACGGACAGGCTACTGGTACAGCTTTGTTGCCTCAACAAATTGCTAGCGGATTTCTTGATCCTTATATGCAAAGTCAACAGCAACAATTTGCAGGCCAACAAGGGGATTTAGCTTTTGAAAGACAAAAGCAACTTGCTGCTCAGCGACAAAAATACGACTTGGAAACGTTAGCTAAAACCCCTCGTGGTGGTGGCGGTGCTGCCCCTCCTCCTGATTACATGGGGCAATACCTGCTAGGAACATTAGCTCAAGGATACAATCAACAGCCACAGGTGAATCCTTTTGCTGCTGCTGCTCAAGGCGGAACTGCGGCATTTGCAAACGTATTTGGGCAGAATTTAGGCAGAAAAAAAGGAAGCTAATATGGCTGGAGAAGACTTATATAGCGCACTAAGTGGACTGCAATATAGTCCGTATGAAACACCATACGGTACAGCTGCAAGTACTATAGCTTCTGCGACACCTAATCTTATCAATCCTTATGGAAGCACTGGCCAGGCTATAGGCATTGCTTTAGGTGGAACGTTGATATCCTCATTGCTTGGCTATCAAGCTAGACAACAAGCGGCGCAGCAGAACTTGGCAATGTTGCCAGCATTAAGAAGTGCTTTTACAGCTCAAACACCTGAAGAATTAGAAGGTGTATTAAAACGTCCAGAGGCGGAAAGGTTAGTACCTTATGCACCACAATTATATGGGCAACTACTAAAACAAAAAGCTGCACAGCAAGGTGCCGCCCTTGATTTGCAAAAGTCACTACTTCTTGAAGGCTTAAAACAAGGATACAAACCTAGCGATCCGACGCTTGCAGGATTGTTTGCCGAAACTAGCGACGGAGAACTAACTCCAAAAGAAAAACGTGAGTTAAAACTATTTGACGAGAAAGAAAAACTTAAAAAGCCATTAATAGCATCGAAGCAAAAAGATTGGTGGGAAAATGTTCCTGCTGCTCAAAAATCTGCTTTTACGGGAACTTCCGGCCAAGTAACTCAATTGCGAGAACTTGCTAATCAATTTAAGGATCTCAATTTGAATGCTGCGGGATTTAACATTCAAAGTCAAATTCCTGGAAGCAAAGCAGACCTAGCAAATTCAGCCATGAAAACGTTAGTACCGAGCACAGTAAAAATGCTGGGAGACACAGGAGCATTGTCTGAGTTTGACCAACAGCAGGTTCTAAAAGCCACTATGGGTGGAGTGTTGTCTGGTAGTCAAAGCATTGCCGCTCGTTTAACTCAATTAGCAAATATGGCTGAAACAAAAACTGCTAGTGCGCTTGAGCAATACAAAACAGCAGCAGAAGGTGGAGGAGACGCACTACTTAAAGCTCTACAACAGCAGTCTACTGATACAATAGAAAAACAACCTAGCAATATTCAAAATCAAATTGCGCAACTATCAACCATAGTAAACGATGAAACAGCACCGCCAGAATTGATTGCCGAGGCACTTGCAAAGATTGATGAACTAGAGGCTGCGTTGAAATAATGGCAACCACCGAAGACATTCTAGCTCGATACTCAGCAAGCAAAGCACAGCCAACTGTTGCTGCTCAACCGCAACAGAGTTTGCTTGATTGGGCTTTGACACGTCCTGACGATTCCAAAGCAACTTTAGGCTCTATTGCTCGTGATATACCTATCGGCGTCGCTCGTGCCGGTGCTGGACTAGCTGACCTTGCTTCAATGGCTGGTCAAGCGATGACTGGTCGATTTCCACAACCTCAAAATGTAACGGCGTCTGGGCTTTTACAGCGAGGTCTTAATTACCTAGGTGTTGGCGAAGAGACACCGATGCAGAAGGCAGTTAGTTATATTACACCGCTGCCTGGTACTGCAAAGGCTCGACTTGGATCTGAAGCGGCGTTAGGACTTGCAAGTTATTTAGGCGGTGAATTAGGCCGAGAGACAACTGGAACTACAACTGGCGAACTTGCCGGAGCTTTATTAACTCCACTTTCTTTGCAAGGTATTCGCACTGGTATAGGTGGAGTTACACCACTTGCACGGCTTTTGGCTGGTAGTCAACCAGAGTTAGAGCGTCAAGTAAGTAGAGAAATTTTTGCTGCTGCTGGACCAGAAGGCGTTGAAAGATTGCGAATAGCGCAACAAATACCAGAGCTTTTACAATCTCCTCTTGGATTACAAAAGACGGCTGCTGAGATTGCTGAAACTCCTGGGCTTGCAAGTTATCAATATCAAATGCAGAAAGATATTGAGTCGGGCAAGGCATTGCTTGATGCCGCAAAGCAGCGAGAGCTTGAGCAAGCGGCAAGTTTAGCCTCATTAGGCGAAGCGCCTCAACGTGGCCAATTAGCGGCTTCATTGCGTCAAGCTGCGACAGAAGGCGCAGTTGCAAAAGCAGCACGAGAGCAATCCATTTTAGAGGGTCTTGGATTAACGCCAGAAGTTAAACTTGGTACGCCAGCAGAAGCAGGTGAACGCATTCTTCGAGAGTTGAACATTCCGCAAGAAAGCGACGTGCTTACCGCTATTCAGCAAAACATTGCAGAACGAAGTGCATTGGCTACTAAGGAACCTTCTGCCCTTGTTAAGCCACTAGGTGAAACGCTTGTTAGTCAGGTAAAGGCAGCGGGTCAAGCCGCAAAGGAAGCAGGAAGAACAGCATTCAAAGACCCAGAAGTTTATAATGTTACTGCAAATATAAGTGGTGTACGTAAAAACGTATCTGACATTGTACAGGAATGGAAACGTACTCCTGCGCAACGTATTGATGATGTAACGCTCGCTGCACAAATCACACGCTTGAAAGCTATAGAGCCAACACCGAAGCAGATTAAAGATGGTGCTCTACCTCAAGCTAAAATTGGCGAGCTTCACGACATTCAAGTTAAGTTGGGTAAAGTGCTTAGTGGTGCAAAGGTTGGCGAGTACACAGAGAGCCAAGGTCTTGCAAAGCGATTATACGATTACGTTGGTAACGTCATTGATGCCACTCCTGGCTCTGATAAGTTGCAGCAAGCCAAACAAACGTGGCGTAACTACTTCGATACTTTTGTGTATGATCGTGAGCGTCAAGTTCGGTCGCCACTAAAAGCCGTTCTTAGCAAGTCACCAGAGGAGGCTATACCTTATCTTGCTGGCAAGTCGGTAAACGTTGCTGCACTAGAAAAAGCAGGAATTGATACAACTACGCTTCAAACGCAAAAACTTGCGGAATTTGCGGCACTACCAACAGCGAAACAAAAGCTCAAATGGATCGAGACTAATCGTCCGAAGTTGTCAGAAACCGCATTCTGGGCTGACATAGAAAACTATGCGCCAGAGCTAAGAAAGGTTGTCACGCAGGAAACTTTTTCAGTTGCTAAGCGAACCAGTGACCAACTTGATTTAGCGTTACGCAATCCTGAGAACGCTGCTGATATTCTCGCAAAGGCAGGACGTAGTTCCGTAACAGAAACCGAGTTGCGCAATGAGCTGCTTCGTCGTTTGAGCACAGCAGGAACAAAAGCCAATAAATATGTGTCGGATAACATAGACACTTTCCGAACGGTCTTCAAAGACGACATTAAGAAAATTCAAGACTACGCACAAAGCATTGGCACATCTGACGAGTTAGCAGCATTTGGAAAAATTGAAGATGCTTCTATACCAAAAGCTATCTTTGGCGATGTGGACCGCACCAAACAATTTGTAGAAAAGTTTAAGGGTACGGAAGCTGAGTTATTTGCCAAAGGTAAATTTGTAGACATGCTACAAACTGGCAAGGGCTCTATTGCTGATAGACTTGAGAAGCAGCAAAACATAGCCAAGACTTTGTTTGGCGATGACTATTCTAAGTTGCAACGTATTGTAGCGGATAAGATGTCGAGTCAGATTCCTATGCAGCAAGCCACCGCTGCTACTGGTCGTCAGAGTGTCACTGGTCAAGTCGGGACCACGATGGGCTGGATGTTCTCTCAGCGAGCTATTATCAAAGGAATGAAGCTCGGCATGGTAGTTTCGCCAGGAATGCTTTTTTATGATCCTTTGCAAGCTACAGCTGCATACTTGACTGGTAAACTTGGTGCATTACGTGATGACCAAATGAATCAATTAGCTGTGAAGATGTTGAGAGATCCTAGACTGATTAACTTAGCAGCAGCACCACCAAGCAAGTCTACTATTGAACAGTTTGTGGATCAGGCTATTAGGCTTGGTTACTTTGGCAGCAAAGCTGAATTTGACAAAGCACGAGAAGCCGATACACAGCAATCACAATTTGCTACAAGTCCTGTTGTTTCTTCTGATGCTAAGACACAGTTGCAACAGTTGCGGCTTAAAGCGCAAGCACGATTGCAACAGGTGTCTCAACCAACCACTGCTAAGCAAAACATCAGCGCATTGATTGCTGAACAGCCACCTATAATCAGAGCAATTATTGATACTGAGTCTAGTGGCAATCCAAAAGCTAAAAGCGAAGTTGGGGCACTTGGTTTGATGCAATTGATGCCAGGGACCGCTGAAGAGCTAGGTGTAGATCCACTAGATCCAGTGAAGAATATTGATGGTGGTACTCGCTATTACAATCAAATGAAGAAGCAGTTCCCTGATATGAAAGTAGCTCTTGCAGCTTACAATTGGGGACCAGGCAACATGGCAAAGGCAGTCGCCAAGGTTGAGAAGAAAGGACAGAAACCTACCTGGCAAAACATATTAAAATACAATTCGGTACCTACTGAGACGGAAGAGTACGTTAAACGAGTAATTAAAAAGCTAAATCAACTAGAGGCGTAATATGAGCTGTATAGAAGCAATCAACAGGGAGGCTAAATCGTATGAACGGTTTATAAGCCGTATTTCTGTTGCTGCGTCTGGTTGTTGGGATTGGAATGGTACCATCGATCATTATGGATATGGTTCATTTCACAAATCTAAAAACGTATATAAAGCACATCGTATTAGTTACGAGTGGCATAAAGGAAAGATACCTGCTGAATTAACGATTGATCACCTATGCGAAAACAAGGGATGCGTAAATCCAGAGCATTTAGAAGCAGTGACACAAAAAGAAAATGGTCGTCGTCACAATGCCAAAGGGTATAAAAAATGGTGGGCTGCTCTATCAAACGAAGATAGAGTTACGTTCGTCGAGAATGTAAGCAAAAAAGCCTCGCAGGTTGCAGCAGTCAAGAAATTAACAGCAACGCATTGTCGTCGTGGACATGAATGGAAACCAGAGACAACTTACATTGTTCCTAGCAATGGGCATCGTAGGTGCAATGTGTGTTTTTATTCTTCACCATCAATGATTAACAGAAGTAATAAAAAAACGTAATAATATTAGGAACTTATATGAGTTGGGCTGGTGGAACCTATACAAAAGGCAATAACGTAAGCGGCGGTTGGGTCGGAGATGCTTCCGTAGGTATCGGCATTGAAGCAGGACGGCACGATACGCAAGACAACGACTTTGCAACCGGTATCAATACCTGTCTTACTAAAGACGGACAAAACGCTGCAACTGCTGACTTGCCGATGGGTGGGTTCAAGCATACCAACGTAGCTACTGCGACTGCACGTAACAACTATGCTGCTGTAAGCCAAGTTCAAGACGGCGATTACATTTGGCTAGGAACTACAGCCGGAACTGCTACAGCTATGACAGCTTCAGCTACTCCTGCAATTACGGCGTACAAAGCTGGTCAAAAGTTTAGGATGCTGACCGGCACTGCAAGCACTGGCACAAACGTTACAGGACATTCGCTTAACGTTAACGGACTTGGCGCAAAAAGCATTAAAACTTCACAAGGTGCTATCGATCCAACAATAGGTGATTGGTTGGTAGGTAGCGTGCTTGAGCTTGTTTATACGGGAAGTACTTTTGTAATTATGAACGCTGCGGGAGCGTGGGCAACTTATGCTCCAACTTTAACCCCTACAGGAGGAACTGCTTCTAGCATTAGTTTTTCGACCGCAGTGTTTCAAAAGTTTTCACGAATGTGCACGTTTCATGTTTACGTTACATGGACTCAAGGAACTGCTACTGCATCCAACGTAGCAATTACACTTCCAATCGCAAGTTTTTATAACAATTTATACATACCTGCGATGGGCACGAGAAGTGCTACAACGGTCGCAACCGGATTTGGTTTAACATTTACAGGCGGTACGGTTGTGTTTTGTTACAATTACGATCAAGCTGTTTTTGCACTGGGTAGCAATTCAATTTTTTTAACTGGTACATATATCACAGCATAAAGGATTTATGATTTGGCAAGATTTGTTGATTCTTCCGATTGATGAAACTAATCCATCTAATGAAATTATTGCGGTTGCAATTCGTGGCTGGCGTAACCGAGAACTAGCAGCCTCAGATTGGACGCAGCTTGCCGATGTACAGCTTGCCAACTACGGAGAATGGCTAGAATACCGCAAGCAGCTCAGAGATATGATGGCGCAGAACGAAGACCCTAAACTGATCGTATTTCCTGAGCCACCAAAGTGAAAACGCTCAGGTTGATTCGAGTTACAGAGCATGCCGGCGCTACGTTCGGTGTGCTTTGTATCAATGAAGCACCTGAGTTTGTCACTGTAGAGGACGCTTGGCGGGACAATGAAACCAAAGTGTCTTGTATTCCGGTCGGT